CAGGCCTCTTCTGTGGACCATCACGGATAAGCTTCTTTACTTTGTTGGCTACCTCACCAGCCTCACCGGCAAGTCCGAGTGCTGGATACATTAGCTTTGTATTTGCAGGATAGATAGCTGTAGTCTTACAAAAATCTTGATAGTCTTCTAGCGTCATAGCTGCGCCTTTCATATCCATAAACTCCTTAATGTCGTGCATTAGTTTCATGTCGTTTCCCCAAGCTATCAAAGTAGGCTTTGTTGTAACCTCTTTGCCATTCTTTTTCTGCCATAGAACCTATAGGAAAAGGACACTGTGCCATCACAACACTGACCCCATTAACTTGTTTAATTTTAGGTAGGATAAAAGCTTTATATCCAGCCTGATACTGGAGCTTAAGAGGCGGCCACTTTCGGTGGTCATTCGATGGCATCTTTTTCTTGTTGATCATAGAGCTTCTTTCAACTGATTGATCTTAAGGTTGTAACAATTAGAACGAACTTGAAAGTTATTAGACGGATCAACATCACCAGCATGTAAGTATACTGCTTGTTCTAGGTACGTATCTTTTTCAAGCATACCTAAATACCACCCTACACTCAAGTCTTTTTTAATACGTACAAAAGCATAAGCATCACACTTCTGTTTAGTGTTAAGGGCAGCTACAGAACAATCGTAGTGTCCTCGCGGTACGCTAGTAACTGTTTTAGATTTGACATCCACTTTAGTTCCATCTTTAAGAACTAGATCATAGTCATATGTGTTAACCCATTCACCCCCTAACGCACAGTTAGCTACAACCTCTCCCAAAAAACCAACAAGATTTCCTTTTCCTTTAGTAATAGAGTTGCGAATAGTCCCTAGTTCCTCTGCTTTAATACGGGCCTTGTCTACCATCTCTGGTGTAATCTCTATTTCAATCATGGTTTTATATTCCTATTAGTTCCGTGTAGTTTGTTAACGACCTGTGATGTCCACAACTTCACATACCCCTGCTGTACAGGCAAGCTCTTGTGATCCTGACGTGTGATCTTCTTTTTCGTACTCGCAAAGTTTAGACCAATCAATATTCTTTGGCATTTTTTCTTTAAGCGAAGTATACTCAGACTCAGTGCAATCCTGATACGGAGCTTGCTTATAAGAATGTTCAGCATGAGGCAAGAAACTAACGCCCGAAATGCTATCAAAGTTTTCATAGACCCAATCCCCTACCTTCAACCATTCTTCTTCACGTACACTAACAGTGATAGATGGCTTGTGTTCACACCAAGCGTTTTGATATACCTTCCACAATTCTAGTTGTTCGATGGCTGACATACCATCTCTACACACAGCACTTGATGGAGACTTCATAGGAAACGAGAACACTGTTGTGCTTTCTGGTTTCATAAAGTCTGGTTCAGCAGGAATGCCAGAGTCAATCATAAACTGTGTCATAGGGTCTTTATTATCTGCACGTACTGTACGTACATAATGTGGATTGTGGCGGGCGTGAATGCCTGACGCACTATCAACAAGCTGTGACACAGTACCGGACGGCTTAACGCAGGTGATAGCGGCAGACTGTTGAATGCCCATATCAAATGCAATCTCTGTGTTAGTGTCAATGGCTACTTGTTTTAGTTCTATCAGCCACCTGTTTGTTTTTGGTAGACCCTCTGAACCATTAAGAATGTTGTGGTCCATAATACCCGTTAGACTTACACCCAACAAACGCTCTTCTTGTGTGTTAGTTTTCCAGATAGAACGTAGATACTTAAAGTCAGTCATGCAAGACTGAAACGTACCTAAGATTGTAGCATGTCTCACCTTTTCTTTGAGTGTCTCTAGTGTATCTGTAGCACGAACAACTACCTCAGATAAATTACAGAATTGATATGGTCGCAGAATAATCTCTGAACAGGGATTAGTACCCCACTCAATAGGCTTATTGTTTTTAGTCTCTAGCTTTCTGCGACCATTCTTAGCAGCCTGTTTGTGTGCTGCTTGTCTGTTGAAGATGCCGCGCTCACCTGACTTACTCTCATATAGTGAGTGCCATTCAGAGAAGAATACTTCCATCGTAGGCTTTGTCTTGTAAGACACAGAGTTGTTAGCCAGCGCACGTTGCGCCTCATTGTTCCACCACTCACCTGACTTAGCCTTACGCATAGATGCGTCACTAAGATTAGATAGAGAGATCAATGCGCTTCTACGTACACCACCTACAACTACAATCTCGCCAATCTTACACATGATGTCATGTGCCTCAACGGAGAATAATCTGCGTCCTGCTGCACCTGTAAATTTTTCAATGCAGAAGTTAAATAAGTCTTCAAGAGGTTCCGGTCCAGATGCCCTGCCGCCAAACGTCATAAGTCTGGCACCCGCTGCTCTTACTCTGCTTATATCCCATTTAGGAACTTGTCCAGCATACAGACATGCAATGAGTTCACGTAGTGCCTTACACCAACCGGCCTTACTGTCGTCAACGACAATGACTGTGTTGCTGCTATGAAAATCTTCATTGACTACGGGTAGCTTGTCTACGCTCTCACGCTCAACGCTGAAGCCTACACCTGTACCACACATTAGAATGTACATAGCCTCATCAAATGAGCGGGGGCTGTCTACGGGAATGTAACTACAGTTGTAGCTGCCTACGTGACAACGATCCAAAGCTGGGCCAGCAGTCATCATAGCTCGCATCGAAGGCATGACGCCTAAGTTTAGAACGGAGTCCTCTACCTCAGACAGAATCTTTTTAGCTTTCAGGTAGCCAAATGTATCATAGATATAACTACCTACGTAATCAAAGTATCGACTGACTGTCTCTTGCCAATCTTCACGGCGTCCTTCTTCTTCCTTCCACCGTGCGTAACGGCTGAGTGCAATAAAGTTTTGATAGTCTGTAGGTAGCATATTTCCCATACTAATTCCCCGTCTGTGTTGTTTTGAAGCCTACAATTGATAGGCCGTTAATGTCGTAGATAATTTCGGTGAAGGTACGCTCAAGCTCTATGCCTACATTCTCATCAGATGGCATAGGATATTCTTCAGTGTCAACCTCCACCGTAATCATCATACGAACTTTCATTGTTTTTGTAGTGTCCCAATTAACTTATTCAGATACCACTGTGCCTTCAGTAAGTCTTTCACAGGGTCTTCTGCATGTTTGAACCTGTATCGGCTAACATATTTTAGTATGTTGCCTTTTAGGTATCCTTCAAATTCAGTCATGCCCATAGACTCTTGTAGTAAGTCTATAGTTTCCATACCACTCATATTGTAATGGTCTGGGTTGTTTATCTCATCTTCGCTCACTTACCAAACCCCACAGAGATTACGTTTCCGTTTGTTGTAAAGGATGGTTTTGCTTTTGTTTCTTCTTCAGGTGTCTGGTTCAAGAGATATTCATTGTCATCTTTATTTAGTCCGTTAATGACTAATTCTCGTGCCATATTATACACCTCTTCATTCTGTTCATAGAGATGAATGCTGGCAGATACCATATGAAGAACATTCTCCATCTTCTGTTCGTCTTCCGGTGAAAGACCATTGTCATCGTGGATGATTGCTTCTACGTCAATGTCACCGGCCCATCTACCGTTATCTTCGATAAGAGGTGTGAACTTGAGGTAGAAGCTATCTTCCGTGAAGGAGTCTTTGAAGGTAGTCATTTTCGTTTAGTCCCTTTGAAGTCGATGAAGGATGGTATAGCGTCGTTTGGTTCTTCTGTCAACCAGTCTTCTGGTATGATGCGGTCGTAGTATTTAAAACCTTTTTTGGTACACCACTGACCGTAGGTATTTTTTGCACCTTTGTAAAGTTTAGCTTTACTGTTAGTAAAAACAAAACGAATATCCAATTCAGGATGCTGCTTCTTAATCTGCACATGCTTACGTCTGTCTGGGGATGTGAATAAACCTTTAGTCTCAATTATAATATTGTTATTGAGTACGAAATCGGGGGTATAGGTTCTGTAAGATAAGTCTTCCCATTCAATCTTAACTTTTTCATATCGGTATTTCTGTCCGATAATGTCAAGACTTTCGGCAACCTTTACCTCTAAGCCAGACCTGTACCCCTTCTTTCGAGCAGCACGAAACTGCTTTCTATTCATCAGTAAGACCAGAAACTCGAAGCAAACTTATGCGCTGGTCGGAATGAACTGTATCCCAACTTCACCATTTCTTGTTGAATGGCTGCATCTGTGTCGCGTTTAGTTTCCATCAAACTACGTAGCATTGTAGTTCGCCTTTCGTTGTACTCCTTTCGTGCTGCCGATAATTCTTCCTGTAGATTGTCAACTGTTTCTTTCAGTTGTTCCATAGTAAGATCATCGTATAATTCAGTCATTGTATTTCTCCTCAATGTGTACGTAGTCCACCTCTGGTGGCTCTTTAGCGGTAGAGGGTATTGATGGTCTTGTGATTAAAGACTTGTAACAATCCCTCTTATAGTCACAGAATTTACACGCTGAATTTAAAACTGTGTTTCCCGTTGGCTTTCTCCTGTAGTACTCAGGCACTGCCTCAAAGGATCGTTCAAATTCATTAACGTCTAACTTCTGCACCTTATCTTGTAATGTAGTAATTTCTTCGTCAATGTCAAGTTCATTTGCC